ACATCGTTGCAATCTCATGTGCAAGCTTTGCCTTTTGATCTTTGTCTTCAATAACCTTATCTAGGATACCAGTTACTGGACCTATAAGACTAGTTATTAAGCTCATTGTTTAAGCCTCGCTTTGCTCTAAGTTGATCTAAGTCTTTTGCTTTTGTACCGCCATCATATTCCCAAGCATAACCTCTATAAACCATTTCATTATTTATATTTGTTTCACCGCACAATATCCAACCAAGCATCCGTCCATACTTACCATCTTTTTCTGTCTTAACACGCAAACCAGAAGCTTTCCCGTCTTTTAATCTTCGAGTGAGAAAGTCTTTAGCCTCTAGACCCATAGCTTTTTCTTCGAGATCTCTAGTACGAGACTCAGGAGTATCTATCCCTGCTAACCGAACTCTTTCTTTTTTAGTTAGATCAAAGCCAAGGTCTATTAGAATATCAATTGTATCGCCATCAACTACTTTTACAATTTCCTTAATGGCATATTCATACATTTTACATCCGATACAGTATTGCTAACAGCAGAAGAATAATTGAAGTAGCAGACCCAACTGCCCAAGCTTCAATCCGCTTAACACGATTATACAAGTCTTTAAATTGAATACTGATTTCAGTCTCCAAAGCAACGACCCTTTTGTCGATTTCTGCAACCTCAGTCATGTTAGCTCCTACGCTTCTTGTGCTGCTTTGTAAGCTGCCTTAACTGCATCCGTCCATGATGCATTAGCTATGGCTTGTACGCTTGCATCCTCACCTGATATATCTGTAGCTGTGTGTGTCCAATTACCATCCGCATCTTCTGATGAGTTAAATGGTACAAGAGCATGACGATGAAAAGCGCGTGTAAGTTCGTTCTTAGAACCATCCGCTTGTTCTTCCCACACAACTGTTGCTTGTCGTACCTGTACTGCCCAAGTACTTACGACTTCTATCTTGTCGTATTCTATTGTTTTTGTTATGTCACCGTTTGCCATTTTTATCTCCTTTTTAGGCCGTCGCATATGTAAAATTAAAATATGTATCTGCACTACCTTTGTAGACATCAAAGTCATTGTGGCTCATAGTAATTGACCCACCTGCAGGAATTCTAGTAAACTTAATTGTTGTTGCATTTTTAGTAGGGATTGCAAAAAGACCACTAACAGAAGTAGCTAGATTAGTGTAATAACCAACTCCATTACCGTTAACATTAAACGTAGCAATATTGAGCGTTGTAAAAGGTAATCCAGAAACATCTCTTGCTGAACCTGTGCCTATAGCATTTATAGCTATATTAGCCCAAACAGTTACTTTGTTTCCAATCTTAGTATATGTACCAGACCTTGCATTATAACTTGTGTTTCCACCAAGAGAGGGTGTCCATGTACCTTCTTCATAATCGTCTAAGGTATTTGCTGCTGTATTACTCGTAGCTCCAAGCACAATGCCCTTGCCTGCTGTGGAAAAGAATATGTCACCTGTTTCAACATCAATGTCACCACCAGAAGTGATTGTTGCTCTTGCAGCAGCTGCTGTATAAAATATAAATTTATCGTCATTGTGGTCGTATTCAATCATACCTCTATCATTAGTAGTGTCAGAAAATCCTATTCGTCCACCACCATCTGTTCCACTCGCAATTGTCATTCCATTATTGCCACTGGTTGTACCGACTACAAGGTTGTCAGTAAGAGAGCCAAAGTCACCAGGGTTATTATTTCCAATGCCGACAGCATCTTCCCCACCATCTACAAATAACATATTGGCATTGCCGTTGGACTCCACACGAAAGTCTACATCAGCAGAAGCTTCGTTAAAGACTGCTCCACCATCTTGAGTTAAAGCACCATCTATGTCTACTACGTCTAAATTAGTTGTGCCGTCTACGTCTAGGTCTGTACCAACAAACAACTTCTTAGCTACACCAACACCGCCATCAACAATCAAAGCACCTGAAGTTGAGCTAGTTGAATCAGTAGTAAGATTTAAGTTAACAGCACCACTTGTATTAAGAGTTGTTACAGTTGCAGCAGCAGCAGTTCCCGATCCAAGAATACCATCTAACGTACCAGTAAACCCAGTAGCTGTTATTTGATCGGTTGCAGTGATCGCATCAACAAACAAGTTAGCCCAACGAGCACCAGTTGTACCAAGATCGTCAGTGCTGTCTGTGTCAGAAACAATATTTGAACCACTTGTAATTCCACCAGTTGCTACTTGTGTAGCTGTGGTAGTTAAAACGCCTGTAACAAGGGCAGTCTCATCAATTACAACAGCACCAGTTACGTCTAAGTCATCACCAACAAATAAGTCAGCAGCAACACCTAATCCACCGCCAATTTTTACAGCACCAGTAGTAGAACTGCTTGAAGCTGTTGTTGAAGTCAAAGTTAAATCACCTGCTGACGAAAGCGTCATCTTAGTAGCAGCAGCTTCTGAAGCTCCTGTCATAAACTCTAAACTGGTGGCATTGCTTGACGCACTAAAGTCACCTTCTGACTTCGCCTGAATAGCTGCAGCCACTAAAATAGCGTCTGTGCCTTCACCCTCATTTGGAGCTTGAAAGTTTATTTTACCTAATATGTCATTTGCAGCAATGTCAGCTTCCGCTGTCTGTAAAAACAACTGTGCCGTACTATCGTCACCTGTTCCTGCATTTTTAATAAAAAGTGTTGTGCCGACTTCTAGCCCAACCAAAGCGTCTTTCAATGCAGCACCAGAGCCTGCACCGTCAGCGTAAATCATCTTAGTCACACCCGCAACGAGAATAACATTTGCACCACTGCCTTGTGTTAACGTAATAACTTGGCTTGTTGCGTTTTCTATAATCCAGAGCTTTTTAACTGTAGGTGGTCCGACTGTTATTGTGCAAGCTTGATTTCCACCTGTTAGCTTAACGTAAAGACTAATCGCCTCGTTATCTGTCTCTGTTCCATTTGGAATTGTCAAAGTATCAGTTGATGCACTCGCTACTGTCTTAGATTGGAATCCTAAAGCATCAGCAATTAAGGTTAAGTTGGTGTTTGTCGTGGTCCCCCACGTCCCACTTCCATCTCCAGTAGCAAGTTCATCCAAGCGTAAATTATTGTCATAACTGCTTGCCATATTAATCTATCCTTATAATTGCGTTACTGGCACTATTGGCAGGAAAAATAATCTTAAAGGTTCCCCCTACGACTGCAAAATCACCACCAAAATCCAAGACTGCAATTGCACCTCTAGAGTTTGATGAAGCATCACCTAGCGTTTTATTGTAAATCAAAGCCCCTCGTGCTGTAAATGTTGCTGATGTGAACTCTGGGTCAGCAGAATCAAATACCCCACTGGTACTATTTTCTTCCACTGTTTTACTCGCCAGTGCAATACCACCAGTCGTGTAACCGTTACCGTTTGCGACTTCATTAGATGTTATGTAGCCGTCTGTTGTTGCATTCAGCGTTGCTGAACTTGTATACAATGCAATATGAAGCGTGTCAGTGTCTAAGTGATGATCACCTAACAACACGTCCTTCTTAAATAATGTACACATCGCCTGTGTTAAAGCCATTTAAATACCTCCTTCGTATTCTGCTGCATAGTTTCTTTGCATTTCTTGAACAAATAATTGTGAAGCTTCATCAAATTGCGTTTTATATAGTGATAGCGTATCTGCTGCCTTTAGGAAAGCAGAAGTTTCATAAAGTGCTGCTGCCAGTAAAACTGCAGGAGCATTGGTGTCGATCCAAGTAGTTGCATTGCTTGAGCTTAATCCAGTTTCTGGAGCAATAAAGTCAACTTGGTAAGCAAGAGTCGCAGATGGCGTAGGAGCAAGAGTTATTACTGTTCCTGCAGTTGTTGCGTTTTTCGTGCTATACATTATCGACTGGCCAGTCGTTGCTGACTTAGGCCAATAATCTCTTAAATAAGAATCTACTCTGTGATTTAAATAAATAACATTGCCGTTTGAATCAGTTACAGAGACTTGTCTTATCATTCTGGCTAATGCGACAGTGTAATCAAAAGTTCCAACAACTAAGTTGGCTGTTGTTACTTTTCTAAAACAAGGGAGATTAGGCAACCTTTGAAATACCATTTCTTCAGCTTGAGTAATAATTTCATCAATAGAAGCTGTTAATTCTGTTGAAT